TGATGACAATCGAGGGCTTCAGGGGCGGTAATCGAGAGGCTGAGGTTGCAGAGATAAGCAGAACATTGAAAGCCGCACAAAAAGAGTTAAACATTCCAATAATCGCACTTGCCCAGTTAAGCAGGCAGGTGGAGCAACGTGCCGATAAGCGACCGATACTCTCAGACCTTCGCGAATCGGGCAGCATCGAACAGGATGCCGACACTGTTATGTTCGTCTATCGACCTGAATACTATGGATTGAACGATGAAGCTGGCAACGCTTATAGCTCAGATGTATTTTACCTATTCGAGAAGCACCGGCAAGGTTCAACCGGTGAGGTACGCTTTAAGCATAACAGCACCCTTACGAGCTTTCACGATACCGGCTCGAGTGGTGGCAGCACCTACCTTCCAATTGAGGTCGAGCCGAAAGCAATGCAGCCTAATGAATCTTTTGACATAAGCCCCTTCTAATGACAATCGAAGAGCAACTAATCGAGCGCATGAATAACTACCAGCCGAGCGAGGCAACGATAACCGATGGATGCGTAACATACCACAGCACCACGCGAACGCATCGAAGCTACGCAGCGCACTTGAAACATTCACCGAATGGCTCATTCGCGCGCAAGGCATACCTAAAACGCTGCTATGGGTGGCTGATGCTTTTGAAAAAAAACGGCATCGAAATGCACCACACAATCAAATAAATACTTATCTTTGCAGGCATGTAATGCTTAATTGAATGGAAAGCGAAAACATAAAGACAGGTCGAGGGGGTTACCGCGAGGGCGCTGGAGCGAAGCCGCTATATGGCGAGCCAACGGTTAACATTACCTTCCGTGTGCCTGAGTCGCATAAGTCAACGATTCGCCGGATGGTGTACGATTACATGGATGGGTTGAAAACAAACCGCAACAACGAACCTAAGCAAAATATTCCTGAATATGGATGCTAAGCTCTTAACCATACCATGTGCCATTGAATCGGTAGCCACGCGCCGCGATAAAACCATCAAGGTTACAATCGGAACGCAGGAGCTTTCACCCGAGCAAACGAGCGCACTATTCAACCAGTGGATGGGTGGCGTTGGTGTGATGGCATTCAAAGGCGAGCAGTTCAACTACAACGATGAACAGCTACTCAATAACCTAAAGCTCGATGCCGCTGAGCTTGGAAGTAAGACACCGAGCCAGCGCTTACGATCAACGCTCTATGTGCTCTTTGAAAACGCACCCGAAGGGCATAAGGACTTCAACAGCTTCTACGCGGCAATGATGGAGAAATTCATTGATATGGTTAAGAAACGCATTGATACATACAACCTATGACAAGCAGACTAAGAGCCGGAGTATTCATTGATTCAGAGGTGAACGGCAAGCCGCATTATTTCGGCTACCTTACGCATCCGAGCATGGAGTACGATATAGCCGTGGCATTCACTGAAAAGGATTTGAAAGGCTTTGCAGAAGTCAATAAGCTGATACTGCCAACCGATGAACCTGAGTATAAGTTCGGGGTTATATTGCCAACCGAAGACCGCGATAAGAACAATGCCTACACATGCAAAGTATTCGCATCGGGAAAGCTGCACAACCTCGTTATCTACCCACGGCAATACAATCAAATCGTTACCAATGGGCACAGTCTAAATGCGCAGCACGAAAGCCGTATCTTTACCGAACTAATCACAGCATAGCATGCCACTATTCCAAGGAGACAGCCAAGAGGTAATCAGCATGAACATCCGCAAGCTAATTGGCGAGGGATATCCACCTCAGCAAGCGCAGGCAATCGCACTGGCAGAGGCTGAGAAGTACCGAAAAGCACGGAGGCGATGAAAACAAAAGCAGTTAAGATATCAGAAGTTAAACTCAACCCGAACAATCCACGATTGATCAAGGATGATAAGTTTGCTAAATTGGTGCAGTCGATCAAAGACCTGCCTCAGATGCTTGCCATTCGTCCTATTGTAGTCAATACCGACATGGTTGTGCTTGGTGGCAATATGCGACTTAAGGCATGCAAAGAAGCCGGTCTTAAAGAAGTGCCTATCATTATTGCAGATAACTTAACCGAAGAGCAACAACGCGAGTTCTTAATTAAAGATAACGTAAGCGGAGGCGAATGGGATTGGGCTATGCTTCAGAACGATTGGGACACCGAGCAGCTCGATGCGTGGGGCTTGGATATTCCAAGCTTCGAAACAGAGCAAGCACTCGAAGCAGTTGAGGATGAATTTGAAGTTCCTGATGGGGGTATTGAAACCGACATCGTACTTGGAGACCTATTCGAGATAGGAGAGCATCGTTTACTTTGTGGAGATTCAACTGATAGTGATGCGGTGGCTAAATTGATGGATGGGCAAAAGGCAGATATGGTATTTACTGACCCGCCATATAAAATACAAACGGAAGGTGGATGTAATGGAATAACTGGTGAAGCATTAAGAAAACAAGGAAAAGATATTGAATTTATTTCTAATTTTAATCCTTCTGAATTCTTACAAGTATTGCCAATTGTATTTAGCAAAAATATGAATGCTTATATATTTTGCAATAAAGAATTATTACCTGATTATTTAGTTTGGGCAAGAGATAGCGGTTATTCTTTTAATGTTTTGATATGGAAAAAACCTAATGCAATTCCAATAGGAGATTCGCATAGACCTGATATTGAATATATTTTATTGTTTAGAAAATCTGCTATTTGGAATAATGCTTTAGAAGGCGTAAACTATTCAAGATGTTTGGAGTTTGGTAGAGAAAAAGGATTGCATCCAACAATGAAGCCTATTGAATTAATTTGTAATGAAATGCTAATAAGTTCTAATAAAGGAAGTTTAATATTTGATTTCTTTCTCGGCAGCGGCTCAACAATGGTCGCATCGCACCAACTTAAACGCAAATGCTACGGGATGGAACTCGACCCGAAATATTGCCAAGTGATAGTCGACCGCATGATTAAACTTGACCCAACGCTTACGATTAAGCGCAATGGTCAGCCATATAAAACAGACGAAATACAGACACATGGCATTCCCGCATGATGGCAGAAAGATGAAGAAGGGTGAAACACTAAACCCGAACGGCAGACCTCGTAAGTTGCCGGAGCTTCACGTATTGCTCGCTGATGTATTGGGCGAAGAGAAGGATGGCGTTACGGCTGCCGAAGCTATATTAAAAGCAATACGCGCACGTGCTGCGAAAGGCGATACCCGCGCAGCCGAGTTGCTGCTTGACCGCGCATACGGCAAGCCGAAGCAGACCAATGAGACCACGCTCAAGACTACCGAGCCGCTTGTGATCATCAAGACGAAAGAGGATGGCAATGCTTAAATCGATTGGCATCGGAGTGCTGTTCTCCCTGTTCATGGTTGGGCTTGCATACTGCTTGGTGCTGGTGCTTCGCCACATTATTGACTGCATGCCCGACCCGAATGATGAAGAAGAATAATGAACTTCGAACTAACCGGCAGGCAGACAACAGCATTCGAGGCAATTGAGTCAGGCGCATACCGTGTCATCGTATTCGGTGGCGCAATTCGTGGTGGCAAAACGTATTGGCTGTTGCTTACCTTGAGCTACCTTGCGCTGCAATACCCGCGCAGCCGATGGGTGATTATTCGCCGCAGCCTGCCCGACCTGAAGCGCACAACCTTTCCGAGCTTCAACTCGATACTTGACGATGGCGTGAACCAGTACGTTGAGAGCTGGAACCGCGACACGCAAGTGGTGACATTCATCAACGGCAGTGAGTTGCTGTTCATGGCTGAGAGCTTTGACGATGACAAAGACCTCAACCGCTTCAAAGGTCTCGAGGTGAATGGCGCTGGCTTGGATGAGGTGAACGAGCTGCAAGAGCAGACATTCTACAAGGTCCAAGAGCGTATCGGAAGTTGGAACAAGGCAATAGGCCAGCCCCCGATCGTGTGCTTGGCAACTTGCAACCCGGCCAACAACTGGGTGAAGTCAATCATCTATGAACGCTACAAGGAAGGCACGCTGCCCGAGCGCTGGACATTCATACCGAGCAAGATTACCGATAACCCGCACATACCCGCTGAGTACCTCGAGAGCCTGAAGGAGCTGCCGCCTGTGCAATATGCCCGCTTCGTGGAGGGCGATTGGGATGTCATGGACGATGTGGCGAATCCATTCCTCTACGAGTGGGATGATGCGAAGCACATCGATGACAGCGTGCAGCTGAACCGAAACATGCCGGTTCACATCAGCGTTGACTTCAACATTAACCCGCTGTGCGCGCTTGTGATGCAGCACGTTGGCAGAGGCGCGGTGGTGGTGGATGAAATAAAGATTGAGAAGGGCAGCGTGGATGCTTTCTGCGATGCTGTGCTTGCGCTCGGCATCCCGATGGGGCTGATACGCATCACAGGCGATGCGATGGGGAAAGGTGGCACGGTGCAACAGCGAGATAACTCCAGCGCGTACACCATGATTAAGCGGCGGCTCGGCATGAGCGATAGCCAGTTTCTGATACCTGCTAACCCAACGCACTACAACAGCAGAATCGATTGCAACGCAGCATTACGCAAGCTCGACATCCGCGTGAACTCCAAGCGCTGCAAGGGATTCGTGTTCGATGCGAAGCAAGTGCAATGCGATGCGAATGGCAGCATCATAAAGACCAATCGAAAAAACATTGCCGAGCGTGCTGACTTTCTCGATTGTTTCCGTTACTTTGTAAACGCAATTCTAAAGCGATACTTATGAGCGTATGTTCACCATGTTTCGATTCAGGCATCAGCGTTGCGGCTTGCAATGGCGGCATTCAGTTCGGCTATGTAACACCGGAGGAAAGCTACACCATAACGCTAACGCACAACGCGACCAAGCGCATGCAGACATTTATCGCAACATCCGAACTTGATGGCACACTGATGATTCAGGGCGCGAAGATTGACGCGCTGCAAGGCTACACGATTAGACTTGATGGCTGTGCAAAGTTCACCATCTGCGAGGTTGAGTATGACTGCATCAGCTTCAGCGTAGTGAATAAGGACATCGTGACTGAGGAACCCGCTTTTGTAAACTTACTCGAATGCTTGGACTGCTAAAGAAACTCAAGAGCATCGCACACGGCTGGGCGCTGTGGGCGTTTGACACCAAGGAGAGCCGCGAGGTATCGAAGCCGCGCATGGAGATTTGCAAGACATGCCCATACCGCATTAAGCTAACTGACACTTGCCGCGAATGCGGATGCTTCCTTCCAGCTAAGACCCGAGTGCCTGATGAAACCTGCCCGCTGTTACGTTGGTGACATGATGACCGGCTTCATCTTAGTAAGTGCCTTGCAGCACAAGGATGAAGTGGACGAGCTGCTCGACAAGGATGAGCGATGGCTTGACCTGATTATTAACACAAGCGACATCAGCGTGGTGTATGAGGATGAGAGTGCCGAGCGG